ATTCGTGTTAATAATGAATATTATGTCTGCCCAGTATTCAATGAAGCAATTGGTGATGGTAAAAAGATTCGTATCAAAGAGATTGATAAGTCTGGTATGTGGGGTATTGGTACTCCAGAAGATCTGAATTATTTCCTTGAACATTATGATGGAGAAGTCTGATGAAAGTAGCACTTGCATTTTTTGGTCAACCTAGATTTGTTGATAATCCAGAAATTATTAAAACCTATAAAGAAGTAATTCTTGATAGGTATGATACTGATGTATTTGGTCATATGTGGTGGGAGGAGGATGCTGAAGAGTATGATTATTCTTCTTGGTCTCAAATAAACAAATGTCCAGTCCCTAAAGATGCCCCAAAAATTATTGCAGATAATTATCAACCTTTGATTTTGGGTATTGAAAGTCCAAAAACTTTTGAGTTACCTCCAAAGGCAAAGGAATTTGTTGATCAAAAGTTTACTGATAAACATCCAGCAAGAGAATTGTATGGGGAAAGTGGTAATCACTGGAATCCAAAAAATTACAGTAATGTAATGTCTCAGATGTACTCGATTAAGTCAGTTGCTAATATTGTAAAGTCATATGCTGAAGAAACAAATACCAGTTATGATTTTGTTGTTCTAGCAAGATATGATACTGTGCTTATGAGATTCCCAGATCTTAATACTTGTGATAAGTATAAGTTCTATCTGCCAGGACATCATCCCAGATTTCCCGACACTATTCAATTTTTTGGTCCAAAGTATCTTACTTGGGCACTGAATGCTTTTGATGATATTGAAGATGTTTATGAGGACATTTGGGAACCATCTCCAGAAGCATTTAAAATGGGATCATTTTTAAAGTGGTTTGAGCATTCTGATCTTGCACCATGCCCAATGGATGCTGCTTGTATACGGAGTTGATATGAAAATCATTGCACATCGAGCCAATATTGGTGGACCAAATTTAGATGTAGAAAATAATCCTGATCAGATTGACAAATGTATATCTGAGGGTTATGATGTTGAGATAGATGTTCGCTATGATGTCTTTAATAATACTTTTTATTTGGGGCATGATGAGGCACAATACAATGTGACTCCATATTGGTTAGCGCAACGTATGGATTACTTGTGGATTCATTGTAAAAACATTGATGCTTTATATCATTTTACCAGTAAAACTGGAGGATATAATTATTTTTGGCATCAAGAAGATGACCACACATTGACAAGTAAAAATTACATCTGGACATATCCAGGAAAACCATACACTTCTAATGCCGTTATTGTAATGCCAGAATGGAATACTTCAGATTGGGATTCATTGCGGGTTACTAATTGCTTTGGTATTTGCACAGACTATCCTGAAAAATTAAAATGAAAATTACTTTAATTGGTCCTGGAATCATGCCAATCCCACCAACTGGTTGGGGTGCGGTAGAGATTTTAGTATGGGACACAAAGAACGCTCTTGAAGAACTTGGGCATGAAGTTCAAATTATTAATACAAAAGATTACAGACAAATTATCAACGGTATTAATGCATTTGTTCCTGACTTTGTTCATGTTCATTACGATGAGTTTATTCCCATCGTTCCATATATTCAGTACCCAAATGCAATCACAAGTCATTTTGGATATCTAGAACGTTCAGAAATGTTTGGTGGATATAGTAATGTTGCAAATGAATTCCAAAAAATTAAACCAAATGTATTTTGTCTTTCTCCTGGAATTGAAAAAGTTTATAATGTAATGTTTGATATTCCAAAAGAAAATACATACTTAACTCCAAATGGCGTAAATACATCTAAGTTTAATTTTAAAGAAACCCCAGAGTATCCTGATAGAAGTCTTTATCTTGCCAAGATTGATTATCGTAAACGGCAACATTTGTTTCAGTCTATAGATAGTCTTTGGTATGCTGGTAATATTGCAGACAGTAGATTTAATACTAGTAAAAACTATCTTGGAGAGTGGTCAAAAGAAACTCTTTATAATGATTTAACTGATTATGGTAATCTAGTTCTCTTGTCTGATGGTGAAGCACATCCACTTGTTTGCATGGAAGCACTTGCTGCTGGACTTGGAGTTGTTGTTTGCGAATGGGGAAAAGCAAATCTAGATACTGAGAAGGAATTCATTACTGTTATTCCAGAAGGAAAGATTAATGATTTAGACTATGTTGAAAATGCTATAATTAAAAATAGAGAATATTCTGTTTCACATAGACAAGAAATCTTGGAATATTCAAAGCAGTTTGATTGGAAAGAAGTCCTTCAAAAGTATTACATTCCTAGCGTACAAAAGGTGATTGAACGTCATGCATAGTGTTTTATTGGATAAAAATAAGTCTGCATATAAACTAAAGGGATTTGGTCCAATTTATTATCTTAATATGGATAGTGATGAAGACCGTCGTCAGTATATGGAAGATCAATTTAAATACTGGGAAGTCGAAGATTACACTAGAATTTCTGCTTATGATGGTAGAGAAGACGATTTAAGCGATATCATCAAAGGTAGATATCCAGAAACAATGTCTTCTGGTGAAGTTGGATGCATCACTTCACATCTAAAAGCTATTAAACATTGGTACGATACTTCTGATAGCCCATATGCAATTATCATGGAAGATGATTGCAATTTTGATGTTGTTCAATATTGGAACTTTTCTTGGTCTGATTTTGTTGCAATGATTCCTTATGATTGGGATGTTGTGCAACTTGCCATTATTCAGACAGGAGATATTCATGTTAAACTTCATCGAAGGTTTGTAAATGATTTTTCTACCGCTTGCTACATGATCACTAGACATCACGCTAGTAAGTTAATTTACCATCATGTCAAGGGTCAAGATAAGTATAGATTGGATAATGGGGTAAAACCACGTCCAGTGGCAGATGATTTAATCTATAATTCTGGAAATACTTTTACTATCCCATTACTTCTTTATAGACTGCAATTGGGATCTTCCATTCATCCAGAGCACGTTGATGTATTCCATCGTCAAAGTCACGATGGAATTTTGCAATGGTGGCAACAAATGGGGGCATCGATGGATGTCAAGGCATTAATGGATTATGATCCCTATCTTGGTAAGGTTAGTGATCCTAGCGGATTAAAGTCTTAACCTAAACTTAATTGACATTCTTAAGAAAGTATTATATGATGCTTGCGTCCTGGAAATAGGGCGCTTTTTAGTTCTAAAACATTAAAACAAATTTTTATGAAACTCAAACAACTGATGCTTGCACCCGTTGCTCTGGGTATGGTTGCTCCTGTTGCTGCGAATGCCGCAGACCTTAATATGGCAGCAGTCAACCAATATACCTCTTCTGAGCAGGTCTCAAGCATCAAACAACTTTCTGATGTCCAACCTACCGATTGGGCTTATCAGGCACTTAGCAATCTTGTTGAGCGTTATGGTTGCGTTGCTGGTTATGAGAATGGTACTTATCTTGGTGGTAAGGCTATGACTCGTTTTGAGGCAGCAGCACTTCTGAATGCTTGCCTTGATCGTGTAACCGAAGTGACTGATGAACTTCAACGTCTTGCTAGTGAGTTCCGTGAAGAACTCACTGTTATCCAAGGTCGTGTGACCAAACTGGAAAAGCAAGTTGGTACTCTTCAAGCAACTCAATTCTCCACCACAACCAAACTCAAGGGTGAAGCAACCTTCGTTCTTGGTGGTGTAGAAGGTGCTCGTCTTGCCAACAATACTAACGTTGGTAACACAGCATTCAACTATGATGTTCGCCTGAGCTTTGATACTTCCTTTACTGGTAAGGATTTGCTCAAGACTCGTCTGCGTTCTGGTAACTTCTCCAGTCAACCCTTTGGTTCTTCTTCCTCCCTGTTCAAACTGGACAAGGCAGAAACTTATGCAAACCAAGTTACTCTTGATCGTCTGTACTACAGCTTCCCTGGACTTGCTAAGGGTGTGACCCTGACTGCGGGTGCTATTGTTCGTAACACAGAGATGGCATGGGTTCCTACTGTCTATCGTTCAGATATTCTGGACTTCTTCTCCGTTGCTGGTGCTCCTGGTGTCTATAACAAGGCAACTGGTTCTGGTTTCGGTGCTCAATGGGCACAACCTACTAAAAAAGGTAAGGGTGGTTTCGTTGCTGGCGTGAACTATGTCGCTCAGAACGGTTCGGATAGTTCCAAGGGTCAATTCGATGAGACTGGTGCTCTGAACACTTTGGCACAGGTTGGTTACCGTGCTCCTCAGTATGGTATTGCTTTTGGTTATCGTTATGGTACTGAAGGAACTCGTGTTCGCAACTTCAATGCGATTGCTGGTGGTTCTGGCAACCTTGCTGCTGGTCAATCTTCTAATAGTTATGCCATCAATGCATACTGGCAACCTAAGAAGTCGGGTATTGTACCTTCCGTCTCTGGTGCTTATGGTTGGAACGATGTTAGTCTGAATGCTGCTGGTCGTACCACTCCTACTGGTGCTACCAACTCCCAAACTTGGATGGCAGGTCTTCAGTGGAGCGATGTGTTTGCTAAGGGTAATGCTGCTGGTTTTGCCATCGGTGCTCCTGGTAATGCTGCTTCGCTTACCGATAGTCAGAAGGCTCTGATGTGGGAAGCATTCTATCGTTACAAGGTTAGCGACAACATCAGCATCACTCCTGCTGTGTTCTATGTGTCCAACAACCAAGGTCTGAAAAATGCTTCGGACAACTATGGTGGTGTGATTCAGACAACCTTTAGGTTCTGATACGCTAACAAATTAAGTATAAATTACTACCAGGGGTGCTTGACACCCCTTTCTTTTTACTATATAATTGTGTAACAATTCTTAATGAATGTACAATGACTGTAACAACTAACGAACACGGACAACAAAACATGTGGGCAAAAGAGCCCCAAATGGTTTATCAGGAATACAACCGTAAGGGTCTTCTGACTCCTATGCAAACTACGGAGATGTACAATGGGCGCTGGGCAATGGTCGGTATTATTGCTGGGGCTATTTCTTATGCTCTCACTGGCAAACTCTTCTTCGGGATCTTCTGATGATTGAAAGTCTTTGGACCCTGACATCGATTGTGTTTTTGGTTCTTTTGTGTTATTCTGTTGAGAAAGTTGTTGAGACCTACTAAGACATGACTTATCCTGCTCCTGAAGTTCTTCAAGACGATCCTTGGTTTGGTCCTGCACCTGAAACTGAGAAGTCAATTGCTTTAAAAAAACTTAAAGCACAACTTGAAGAACATTTAATCATTGAAGAATTTGAGGTTGAAAAACCCAAAGAAGCAGAAAACATCCATGAAGTCATGTACAAGATTGCAACACAAAATGTTGCTACAACTTTAGCACTAGATCCTCTTCCCACTCTTGGTGGTGGGTCAGAGCAATTCCAAGAAGGATGGATGTCTGGTGCTGGTCCACATTTTAAGTAAACCTATCCCTTATAATTAACAATGACTGTTTATAGCGTTACTCTTCAATCTCCCGATGGAACCGAAACGACTATCGAATGCCCTAGTGACCAATATATTCTCGACGCTGCTGAAGAAGCTGGCGTTGATCTACCTTCCAGTTGCCGTGCTGGTGCTTGTTCTGCTTGTGCTGGAAAACTTCTCAGCGGCACGGTAGATAATGAAGAGCAATCCTTCCTTGACGATGATCAGGTTGCTGATGGATGGGTGCTCACTTGTGTAGCATATCCCACCAGTGACTGTGTGATCTTGACAGAGCAGGAAGAAAATCTGTGATGTCAACTGGCGGTATGCTGGGGCAATTCAACCTTGCCCTTCAAGAGTTGGTTGAGAGTGGTGCCTGGGATCGAGATGTAGAACTAGAAGTTAAGATTGCAGGCACTCTAAAAAATGATAAGTTTATTGTCATTAAACCCACTAAAGAAAAAATGGTTTGTAACCCAAACCCAGACCTAAAACAACAACACCCTTATCAAGGAGAAAACAAATGAAATTCGGTTGGACCCCTGAGGCAGAGATCCTCAATGCTCGCCTGGCAATGCTCGGTTTCGTCATTGCTGTTGGCACTTACCTAACTACTGGTCAAATTATTCCTGGTGTTATTTGATAAACAATTATGGACGCTCAAATCCCTGCTATTAATTTTATTTTCCGCGAAGACGGTGAATTTGTAACTCGTTCTTCTGCTCAACTTTTTGGTGGCAAACGAGTTGTTATTTTCTCACTTCCTGGTGCATTTACTCCTACTTGTAGTGCATATCAACTTCCAGGATTTGAAGATAATTACGATGCTATTACTGCATCTGGTATTGATGAGATCTATTGCATCTCGGTCAACGATGCCTTTGTAATGAATGCTTGGGCAAAAGATCAAGGAATTGAAAAGGTAAAACTAATTCCTGATGGTAATGGTGAATTTACCAGGGAAATGGGTATGCTTGTTTCAAAAACCAACATTGGATTTGGCAATCGTTCTTGGCGATATGCTGCTGTTATTAATGATGGCGTGATTGAATGGATGTCCGCAGAACCAGGACAACGTTCTAATGCTGATGATGATCCTTATGTGAGATCAACTCCAGAAGAAGTCATTAAGTATCTTACAACCAAATAAAAAAAGGGGGGCAACTGCCCCCTATTTTTATGTCTTTAATTAATCAAACTTCGGTTGTGTCTTCTTGTTCTGCAGCTTCGATGTATTTACCTGCTGCCTTTAAAAGTTCTGCTGCTTCATCGTCATGGATAGCGTTTTTTTGCGCCCATACGAGATTCATTTCAGAAACTTCTTTGTTTGCTTTTACGTCGTTGCAAATTGCTAGTAATCTAGCTCTTGTAGGTGCGTTTAACATCTGTCCTTCTTGAGAAATCTCTTTTTATTTATTTATGTTTGTTCCTTAGTTAAAGTTCGGTATTCTAGAATTGTTTGATCGACATTATCAGTAATTTGGCGTATAATAAATATTACTACAAGAAGAATTAACTGGAATATTTAATGGGCACCTTTAGGAAGTCTCTTAAGATTGGAAAGAAATTTAAACAGATTGAAGAGAATTTAAAGAAACTTGATGAAGAATTAAAAAAAGTTGGACCTCTTGACGATGTAACAGGTTCAGTAGAATTTTTTTCGGAAGATAATACCCCACAAAAATTTGATTGGAGAAAAGATTTACTATTAGAAACAGAAGCAGATGTAGTTGAAGATGATAAACAAAGAATTAATGAAGAGATTGAAAATCTTCGTGAAGTAATAGAGAAAAAAAGAGAGTTAAGGCAACTTCAAAAAGTAGATCAGCACTTATCAAATGTTGATGGTGATTTTTATCGATTACGGGATGAACTTGTTGAAAATATTAATCAAACTATGTTCCCCAACATTCCTCTTATTGAGGAGAAGTTGGATGAGATTCTTACTGTATATAATAAATTAAGTAAAAAAATATCTGAGGGATTTCTTAATGAACCATCTGGTTCTCCTCAAGGTGGAGATCCGCTTGCCAAAACTGATTTTGTAACTTTTGAACAGTTAAAGCAACACTATTCTTTATTTTTAGATAGGATTTCTACACAACTTGCAACTCTTGGTGGTGGAGGAGAAGTTCAATTAAAATATCTTGATGATATTGTTGGAATAGCAACTAATCCATCTGTGTATGACGGTAAGTATCTTAAGTATGATCACACCCTACAGAGATTTGTATTTTCTGATATTGGTCCGATTGGGATTGCAACTGAATTGCAAACACTCAATAACGTCCTTGGTCTTGGGAATACTTCAGTCCTCGGAATGAGTGTTGGTGTATCTACCTTTTCTAATAGTGTTGTTGTTGGTGGTGCCACGACTGCACTATTTGTAGATGGTAATGTACGTATTGTTGGTGTACTTACTGTTGGTTCTGGTACAGTAATTATTGATGGAGATAATAACACTATTGGAATTGGAACAGCAGTTCTAAATGAAACTCAAATATCCACATTTACAAACTTAACGGGACCATCTGCTAATTTTGATGGTGATATTAATGTAACTGGAGTTGTTACAGCAACGTCATTTGTTGGCAGTGGATTAAATTTAACTGGCATAATAACTTCTTTAGTTGGATATGCAACAGAAGGATATGTTGATGCTGCAGTTGCTGGATTTACAACATCTGGAGATCTTGTAGGATTTATAACTTCTGGCGCTTTAAGTGGCTACACTACCACGGGAGATCTTGTTGGATTTGTGACCTCTGGTGCTTTAAGTGGTTATACAACATCTGGAGATCTTGTAGGATTCACTACCTCTGGAGACCTAGTAGGATTTGTAACTTCTGGTGCTTTAAGTGGTTATACAACATCTGGAGATCTTGTAGGATTCACTACCTCTGGAGACTTGGTGGGATTCACTACCTCTGGAGACTTGGTGGGATTTATAACCTCTGGTGCTTTAAGTGGTTATACTACCACTGGAGATCTTGTAGGATTTACAACATCTGGAGATCTTGTTGGATTTGTGACCTCTGGTGCTTTAAGTGGTTATACAACATCTGGAGATCTTGTAGGATTCACTACCTCTGGAGACTTGGTGGGATTTATAACCTCTGGTGCTTTAAGTGGTTATACTACCACTGGAGATCTTGTAGGGTTTATAACTTCTGGAGCATTAACTGGTTACACTACCACTGGAGATCTTGTAGGGTTTATAACTTCTGGAGCATTAACTGGTTACACTACCACTGGAGATCTTGTAGGATTTGTGACCTCTGGTGCTTTAAGTGGATATGCAACAGAAGGTTATGTGGATGCGTCATTAGTAGGATTTACAACATCTGGAGACCTAGTAGGATTTACAACATCTGGAGATCTTGTAGGATTTGTAACTTCTGGTGCTCTTACTGGTTATGCAAATACTGCTGGTATTGCTACAGTTGCACAAGGACTTACTGGAACTCCTAACATCAGCATTGGAACTCTTAATGCAAATGGTAGATCAACATTTACAAGTGATGTAGTTGGTCTATCAAGTGCAATATTCACTGGCATTGTAACTGCTCAATCGTTCAAAGGTGATGGATCTGGATTAACAGGGATTGCAGTATCTCTTTCTTTGAATGACCTTAGCAATGTTAATGTTGGTGGAGTATCAACAGGACAAGTTCTTAAATGGTCTGGCACCCAATGGACTGCTGCTGCAGACTTAACCTCTACTGGTGGTATTGGAATTGGATTAACCGATCTATCTGTAACTGTAAATTCTGCTGGAGTTAGCACACTAACTTATAGTAATACAACTGGAGTATTTACTTATACTCCACCAGATCTGGACCCATATTTGACAGGATCTATTTCAGAAAATATATTGATGAGTAATGGGTATGTATTTACCTATGATTCTTCAGCAACTGCTAGGTTTGGTACTATTGTTGATAATAATTATGGAGATATCTTTTGGGGAACTTCTTCTAGTTCAACTGGATTCCATATTCAAAATAAAGACAGTGATGGAGGATTGTATTTAACCAATATTGGTTCTGGTGGTGCATTCATTAAATCAACATCTACAAAATTAGCAGCTTCATTTATTCCAAATGCTGCTGTTAATCTTTATTATGATGATGCACTTAAATTCTCAACAACTGGTGTTGGTGTAACTGTTTATGGAGAACTTCGTGGAAATAGTGGAGTAGTTATTGCTGGTATAGTAACCGCACAAGAATTCAAAGGAACTTTTACTGGAACTGCAAGCACTGCAACCTATGCAACTAATGCATTGACTGCAGTTACTGCCACTTCTGCAACAACAGCAACTACTGCAACCAATGCACAAGGACTTACGGGGACACCAAATATTACTGTTGGAATTGTTACAGCAACATCTTTTGTTGGTAATGGGTCTCAGTTAACTGGAATTGTTGCATCTTATACAACTACTGCAGGAGTAGCAACTTATGCAACATCCAGTGGTATTGCCACATACTCTACTTCAAGTGGAATCTCAACGTATTCAACCAGATCTGGAATCGCAACTTATGCAACTTCAAGTGGTATAGCAACTTATGCAACAACTGCAGGTATCGCTACTAATGCAAATTTTGCAACTAATGCTGGTAATTTAACTGGAACTCCATCAATTAACGTAGGAACAATTTCTTGTAATGATGATCTTAGTATCGCTGGATCCACACCTACATTAACATTACAAGATATTGATAACTCTTTGAATTATTCATATCTTTTCTATGATGCCTCTGCTGGTCCAGCACTTCTCTTTAGACATAGATGCTTTGCAAACACTAATAACTTTAGGTGGCAATCTGAAGCTGGTGGAACTGTTGGATCTATTGATTATATTAATATTGTTGGTGGAGCTCGCGGTAATGCTAGTGAAGGATTTGTTGGACTTTGGACAAATTCTCCAACAGAGAGACTTCACCTTGATGGAAGTCTTAAAGTAACTCAAAATATTAATGCATCTGGAATTGTTACAGCAGCATCATTCGTTGGTAATGGATCTGGTTTAACTGGAATTAATGCTGGCATAGGTTCTACAGGAAGTGTTAATACAACAGGAATTATTACTGCTACAAAATTTGTTGGTGATGGTTCTGGTCTAACGGGAGTTGTTGCTGCTGGATCTGGAATTGTTATTCAAGAACAAGGAGTAAATGTTGGTACTGCAAGCACTGTTAATTTTGTTGGTACTGCTGTAACGGTTAGCATTACTAATGGTGTTGCTAGTGTTCTTGTAGGAACTCACTATGCAAATGTATCTGGTATTGCAACAGTTGCACAAGGATTAACAGGAACACCGAATCTTAATGTTGGTGTAGTTACGGCAACATCTTTTGTTGGTAATGGATCTGGTTTAACTGGAATTAATGCCAGCAAGTTTATTAATAATGCTGCTGGCATTCATACATTATCTTCTGTTGGCGTAAAAACTGATCTTCCAAGATCCGATTTCCAGGTTGGATCACTTGGATTCCAATCTGGTATTGGTACATTTGTTGCTTCTGTTGGAGTATCTACTGTTATTGATTCATTTACTATATCGACAAATAGTTTTAAAACAGCAGAATACACATTACACTTCCAACATGCAAATGGAATTCAGGCACAAAAAATACTAGTCATGCAAGATGGCGCTTCTGCATATTCAAATGAGTATGCTGTTATGTACACATCAACAACACAATTAGTTGCTGTTGGATCGACAATAACTTCTGGTGTATGCCAACTTCTGGTTACTCCACAAACAGGAGTTACTGGAATAACAACTTATAGACTATCCAGACAAACTCTTCTTTGATATAATATGGACGAAAAATTAAAGCAACCAGAAAATTTTGGATTAAATGCTACTCCATATCCAGCAGATCCAAATGCCAAAAGATTGTATGCTGTTGGATGCTATTCTCCAGAGGACTGGAAGTATATACACGAGTTGTTACTTAAAGATGGGACACTAGAAGATAATATTCCACATGACTGTTGTGAGTGTGTTGATCTAAAAGAACATAGTGAAACTAGAGCTGTTTATTTGTTGACATATCAGGAAGCAAATGAATTGCTTAATCATCCAAGAGTAGAGTATGTTCATGAGAATTATGAAAGTTATCCACAAACATACAAAGCACCTCCAGAAAAACTTCAATCGGGATATATTAGAAATTATAGATATGCAACACCGACAAGACAATATAGGAACTGGAGTGATAATGGTCAACTTCCCAATCCAGCAACAAGCACAGAACTTAATAGAAGTGGATTCCAACTTTTAAGGTGTGTTGATAAAGCAGATCCCTGGTGGACTGGTGCATCAACTGGATCTAATCAAATTTTTACAAATAGAATACAATATTATGGTGATGGATCTAATGTTGATGTTATTGTTGGTGACGAAGGTTGTTGGTTTGGGCACGTTGAGTTTGTAAAGACTGCAACAGGATTTGGTCCAACAAATTATATTGGGGGTAATATCTTAAAGGCGGGATTTGCCCCATCAGCAACTACTGGAATATGTGATCTTTTGGATGTTGTTTTAGATGCTCCTTATTACATAGATCCAGATTGGTTTGAAGCAAGTCCCGCAACCAGATTAACTTTACGTTGGGACGGCACAACAGTTCCTACAGATAGTGCTGCATATAATTGGTGGACTAATAGTTCGCAAAGATCAGTTGGATTTTCTACAATTGGTACAGTTCCCATTACTTCTGCATATACAAGAGCTGCTTGTAATGGTAGTGCAAGTGCTAGACCAACTATTAACACAACTCACGGCACACAATGTTCTGCAAACACATATGGAAGAACTCAAGGATGGGCATTTAATTCAAATAAGTGGGTGATAAATGCCTATGGAACTAACGGTGCAGATGTTGAACAATATTTTACTATAATGAAGTTGTTTCATTTGTATAAACCCGTAAATCCATTATATGGAACAAAAGATCCAACAATTAGTAGTAATAGTTGGGGTTATAGAGCAACTCAAGGAACTAGTGGATTTTATTATTATCGTGTAGGAACCACTGGTGCTGGAGGCATTTCGTATTCTTCTAAACCAGCATTCATGGCACAATTGGGAGTTTATGGTGATGGTCAAAGATTTAAAGGAGAGCACCCACCTAATGCATATTTGACTGCAGGCAAAGAGATGATCGATGCTGGAGTTATTTTTGTTGTTGCTGCTGGAAATTCAAATCAAAAACAAGTAGGTCCAACTCATCCAGACTATAATAATTATTGGGCGTCTGCAGCAAGCACTCCATTAACCAGTGCCACACATTCTGAATTTGGAATAACTGCATACAATACAACTAATAGAAGAGGATTCCCTCAACAACTTGGGATGTATAATGATCCAACGACGGGAGTAAGAATCTATCCTTCTATTAATATTGGTGCTCTTGATGATGCATTTGCATCAAACGGTAAAGAGCGGAAGGTTAATTATAGTGATATGGGAGAAGAAATTGATTGTTATGCTCCCGCAGATGGAACCCTAAGTGCAGTTAATGCTACAAGTGGTTCTGTAAGACCAGACAGTTATAGTATAGGAACAAATGATACAGGGATTACAAGAATAGCTTCATCGAGTGCTGCTCTCACTGGAGAAAGTGGTTTTAGGTTATTGGTAAATTCTGCAAAAAGAATCACAACTTCTGCAGGATCTGCAACAGTCTCAAATTTAACCCTATCACTATTGGGAGCAGCGTCTCTTACTTCAGCAACAACACCGACAACAGGTAATAATGATGATGGATATTGGACGTTAAGTTTACCATTTAATATAACCTTTAATGGTACTACTTACAGCACGATCTATGTTGGAACAAATACTTATATCACTTTCGGCGGAGGATCAACAAATTATTCTGGGTTGAGTGAATCAAATCCAGCATTTAATAAAATTATGATTTCTTGTGCAGATAATTCCGCACAACGAATTTATTATGGAACGGAGGGTTCATCCCCAAATAGAACATATAGAGTTAGGTGGGAAGGAACTGCTGCAACAGGTGGAACCTTGGGATCACCTAACATGGTTTATGAAGCAGTGTTTTATGAAAATGCTCCAAGTCAAATCGATATACATGTTGGAGTGAATGCAAGAATATCCTCACTCGCATTGACGCCTTATGATGGAAAGTTTAGTGGAACTAGTTCCGCATGTCCAGTTGCTACTGGAATGATTGCTACTAAATTACAATACAATCGTAATTGGACTTGGCAAGATGTTAGAACTTGGTTGAGAAATACCGTTAGTGATGCTGATACTAATCAATTTGATACTGGAGTTGAATCAACTTCTGCGACGGATTCTAATTGGGCAAATGTAAATAGTTTAGAGGGTGGTAGACCAATAGTTATATGGGACGCACTTACTGGAAGTGAACCATTAGAACCAACGGCAATAACAGCTAATGAAGCACCTTTCTTGTCTGGAGACGGTTTAAAACTGAATGGCGATGGTCTCAAAATATCATATCAATAATAAATACTAAAAAACGTTTTTGAATAATGGCAGACAGAAGTTTTGGTGTAAGAGAAATTAATATTGTTGGATCTGCTGGAACACCTACTATATCAAGTCCAAATAATATTAATTTAAATGGTATTAATGTTGCTATTAGTACAGATCTTCAAGTTGGAAGGAATGTTAGCGTAATTGGAATAACGACAATATCTAATGATATTAATGTTGGTGTAAATACTTCTAAAGGTCTTGTATTGACCGCTCCAAATGGAACAAAATATAGATTGATTGTAGATAACTCTGGAAATCTGAGCACGGTGTCAATTTGAGAAATGGCACATGGCACTTGACACAACCCCGAGTACCTGTTAATATAAATACAACAACACGTTAAGGAATGTAACAAATCCTTAATGTTTGCAACACCCGTTAACCGAGACCTATGGGTGTATAAATGCGTCTCTCATATCCCGCCTGAGGGTGGCGGGAGCATAGTATCACCACCATTTCCCTGATGGTCTTACTACTTTTTTTAAACAAATGACTGCTTCAATCGCTCAACAACGACAATCGAATACTTGGGAACAGTTCTGCCAGTGGGTTACATCAACCGATAATCGTCTTTATGTCGGTTGGTTTGGAGTCCTCATGATTCCTTGCCTTCTTGCTGCTACAACTTGTTTCATCATCGCATTTATCGGTGCTCCCCCTGTGGACATTGATGGTATCCGTGAACCCGTTGCTGGTTCACTCATGTACGGAAACAACATCATCTCTGGTGCTGTGATTCCTTCGTCCAATGCTATTGGACTGCACTTT